CCCGCATCGCATCATTGTAGCGCTGATGATCAAGTCCGGCGGTATTCAAAAGCCCGCGCTCGATCACGTCGCGCAATACAAGCTCTGATTTATCGATGATCGCGAGCGCGGTATTCCAGGTTTTGGTTATTCGAGCCAGGACTTTGGCAGCGTGAACTTTCTGCGCATAGGCGCTGACAGCTTCCAACTTCGCCATCGTCTCCGGGCGCACGGGATTAGGCACGCGCGGATGCTTCGCTACCCACGCAGCGCGGTGCTTGGCGCGGATATTTTTGGCGTGGTCATGACCGCCTGCTTTTGTGAGCCAATGCGGTCCGCCACTATGATCATTCAAATCTACATCGATCATACCGGGTATGCCTCTTTTTGCAGCTTAACATAGTCCGCAGAAGAAATCTCCCCTATAAGCGGCCCCTTGGTGGAGACGTCTTCGTACCCATTGGTACATCCTCAAACGACGGTGCCTTGTCAGACCATGCATCCCAGCCACGCCAGGATGTGCCAGTGACAACAACTTCGTGCTCGCTATGGACATTTACGCCGTAGGCTGGAACTGACAGGACGGCCGTGCGCGGTACCTCAGCGCGTAGCACAACGCGCCCGCGAGTCGGAGTTTCTTCTGCGGGATGTATCTCCACCCACGCTTTGGCAAAAGAGCCATACTGTTTTGTAAGGGCTTCCATTTCCGTCCCACTCAAATACGATACGGCTTCATGAGGTGTAGGAACCGCCTGCACTTTTTGGATCACGTCGTGTAGTTTGATCGCGTTGGCATCGTGACCATGAATAGCACCAATTGCGTTGTAGAGGCTTCCATATTCAGCGATGAGAGCTTTTTGTTGTGGCTCTCCTGATTTATCCAGAAGCGTGGAGACTTCCATTTTAGGTTGCGCTTTTATAAAAGAAACCCCAGTTTCTAAATCCGCAGCAGCCAATTTTTTACCTGCGGCTCCGGCAGGTATCACATCTTCTGAACGCGTGTGCGGGTAGCTCATGCCGCGATAGACCTGGACAATCGGTGTGTCGGCCTTATCGAGCATGTATTGTGTAGTTTCCCATTTCGCCCGGACCGCTGCTTTGACACCCTCGTAGCCGCCAATGCTGGCAAAGTTCATGTTGGCGTATTCGATAGCTTCGTCCCGGCTGATACCGTTGGATGCATTGTTCGCCGTACCGCCCCAACCGTTTGCGACACCTAGATCAGTGGTAGTTGAAGTAGCTCCGTTACGCACGACGTTCATTTCAGGAAGTCTCTGATAGCTGGGAGCGCCCGCACCACTCGCGCCTACTGCGGGGTATCGAGATACGGTTTCACTTTTCAGCTTCGCCGGATTACCCTGAGTCGGCAACGTACTCGGTTGTGGACCTGTTGTTGCTTTCCATTTGCCGTCTGGCTGCTTCTGAATTTCCGTGCCGTCGTGAAGTTTTAATTTGCTGCCTAAAGCATGCAACATGGGGTTACTATCCAGCGATATTTCAGTCCCACTGAATAACGTAACCTTTTCGCCGAGCGGCGGCTGCTTCCAAGTAGGGGGGTTCTCTATAATTTCCTGAGCTTTTTGTTTTTGTTCGAATGATGTATCAGGATCAGATTTTGCCGCCTTTGCCATCTCGACTGGATTGCTGCTTGCCTTTAGTCCCGCTGAAAATTCCTCTAAGGTACCTGTTTTTGCGATATCGCTTTTCGCAAATGCGCTATACTCCACCGCCATATCAGGATTTTTTATCGCTTCCCTGAGTCGGCCGCCAAGCTCGTCAGCCGATGCAACCTGTAGGAGCCGCCCCTCCGCTCCGGTAGAGCTTCCCTTCCAGCCGGACCATAATCGTTCATCTGATTGCTCAATAGCCTCAAGCGTCGGGGTAAGAGGATGTGCTTCCTCACTATACTTGGTATCAGTCCCCGGCACCGCCGCATGTGTGAGAACCGGATCGCCCCTTTGATTTAGAGTCTGTACGCCACGCTGCGCCATGACTTGAACGGCGCGGTTATTGGCGAGATATTTCGCCATTCGTTGCGTGCGAGTGTAATTTCCTGCGCCCTTATCGTTGTCTTGCATCGGGTTCCAGGTCGTGGGTATTAAAAGTGGCCCCTCGTCCTTCGGTTCAGGCTTCCCCGGCTTCTCATCATCCACGAGATCAGTATTATTTTTGACCCATTGAAACTTATCCTTGTCGCCCATTTGGTCCCAATCTTCAGCTACCAGGTCATTAGCGCTTTCCGAAAGATAATCGGGAGCCTCCATATTGCTTGTCTCTTTATCTGTTTTTTCTATGAATGCGTCAGTGATGGCTTCGGTGATGTCTTTGCGCATATCCTCAGTGAGCGAGCTTTCTGGTTTCACCTCTTCAATACCAGGAAGCGTCATTTGATCGGGATTGAAATTGTTGTGAGGGTGCTGCAATTGACTGTCGTCAAATCCGACTTCCAGATATTTTTCGGCTAGACTTTTTGAACCATAGCCCGAGCCAGAGGCTGAGTCATGATCGAAATTCAATGTGATTGAGTCGAGCAATTCTTGTGCGGTGTAAGGGATGGCGGGCTCGCCGTCCTCGATCCGCTGCGCGAGATAATCTGTCAAGAATTCCGCTTTCCAGTCGTCATCTTCTGCGACCTTGGCTGCTGCCTCCGCAGGCGCGCCATTTTCTGACCAGTTATTTTGCTCGCTTTCTAGGGCTTGTTCATAGTTTGACTCTTTGTATTTATCCCCTGCCTGTTCTTGTAGATCGTTATTCATCTCATCCCAGGACTCCGGACTCTCCTCGTCCTCGGGTTCGTCCGTACCTTTGAAACCAGGCGCATCTTTACCGTACAATGCTGTGGATGCCGCTTGAATTGAGCCATACTTGCTGATAAGCGCAGCCGACTCAGTATCGGACAAGCTATTTTCTAAGTCGTGAAAATTAGCTGTAGTGTTTGCTTTTACTGCGGCGCTTACTTCGGCATCATCCGAAGGCGACGGTGCTTTGGCCGCCGTCTCGACAAGAGCGTTCAGTGCCGGACGCGCTGCCTCATACTCGTTTTCGAGTCGGGCCGCAGTATCCTTGTTCCATTGATCGCCGCCGACATCGAGCACGCGCGGATCGACGAGCGGCTCGACAGTGCCGCCCGCGCTGACTGCCCACCGGCCGTGCTCACCACGCGGATGCTGGCTTTCGTCAAAGGGCATGTGACTTACTTTCCGGGATACACAGCCCCTTTATCTTGGGTCATGCGGCCCTCCGTATCAGGTACTAGACCCTTTGCCAAGCTTGCGCTTTAAGGGCACAGGCGAGCCGCGCCGATGAGGTGTGACCGGGACGGGTTGATTACCGGCGGGTGGCACAGTCGGCGTTGGCGGTATAGGATCGCTATTGCCGCCCGCCTCGGTATCGAGATACGAGTTATCTGTATCGCCTACGTTCGCGCCCATGACCATCGAGCCGATTGTAGTCTCAGCCTCTTCCTCGATTTGGTCATTTTCCTCATCGAAGGTCATCTCGGTCATGTCGTTCAATTGCATCATGCGATGCATTGACTTGAGCGATAATGGGAGACCAAGCTGCTTGGCTTGCATGAAGGCAAGCAGCGCGGCACCAGCGACATTCTGATCCGCAAAATCTGTCTGCGGCGTAACTGATACTTCATCCGGGTCCTCGCCGACCCATGTAGCGCACAGTTTGAGCGCTTGCTCCAATCCCGCACCAGCCGATTGCGCGACTGCCGAGATCGTGGTCGTGCGCGCGGCGACACGAATGCGCAGCGCTTCGCCTGACTCACCACGGGCATTGCCTACGTCCATGAACGCGACACCTGCGGCGGCGGCGGCGTCCATGTCGGTCTTGAGTGATTGCCGCATCTCGCCCAAGCCCGTAGCAGATACACCGATGTACTCCGCGCTGCTACCTATTTTCAACCAGATGAGGCCCTTGGCCCCAACACGCAATTGCGTATCCGTATCGCCAGCGGGGCCGACGACGACGAGAGTATTCTGGCCCTGCATGAAAAGTGTCTGCCGGTAATCCGCTTCGGCCCGGTAGATCGTGAGACACAAGTTGCTGAGCCCAAGCAACGGTGGCATGTCTGGTTGCGGCACGAGATCGTTGCAGCCGATAAAAACGAACGGGACTTCATTAAGCTGTCGGCCAGCGATCTGCGGGAAAATAAAATCGCTCGGGATCGGCATCGACATATCGTTGACTTTTACGCAGACCGAGAAATTGTCCTCGGGGCTCGGCCGCGTCCAACCACTTTCGAGTGACTCAGGGATACCCCGTGTCAGAATTCTATGCTTCCTTTCTGACACCCAGGTGAAACCCTCGCGCTGAAAACCGCTCTCGTCGAGCACGACAAGTTCAAGCTGATTGCGGCCCTCGTCCTCACGCCCAGCATCCCAATTGATGATCCGCTGGGGATCATAGAACGAGAGATATGGTAGCGCCGTATAGGGGTCAGCGCCGGTCGGTGCGTCCACCAACAAACCGCAACGCCCATAAACAAGTTGTGCCTCATTGATGCGACGCATGAGCATTTGCAGCCCCTCACCTTGAATGGTGGCTTTATCCACCATCGGGGCAAGCTTCGGCGGCAACTTGATAACGGCGGGTTTCATGTGGAGCATTCCCACCATCGCTTTAACAGCGTCGCGGAAATGATCGTGGAAATATGCGCGTGTGAGATAGCCTTCGTAGTCCTTCCAGCCGGGTGCACTCGGTGTAGTCATTCCATCTTGTAACATAGCTTCGGTAGCTGGGAGGTAATCCAATCTTTTTCTCTTGATTTCTTTTTCCCCTTCATAGACATCATGAAGCTGTATCCAATTCCCTAGCTGAGAAATGAAATCGGGGTGCTTATCATCTATTCCCACTAGAGCCTCCTATCATAGAAGTCTGCGAGCTTCCGAAGTTCATCCGGCGTCGCGTCTCGCTTCAACACGTTCGCTCG